AAGATGCCTACAACTGATGCTGTTAAGTTTGATGTGGATAAACCTATCAGCAGAGGAAACTACGGACAACCTAGTAGATAACCCTAGTTTTACTACTGATACTTCTGGCTGGGAGCTGTCTGATAATAATCAAAACAAAGTCAAGCGTGATCCAAACACCTATTCTGATTCTGCATCTAAAAGCATAAGGTTTAGATATCAAGATGGCAGTATCAATCAAGATATAGATATATCAAATGTTCCAGGCAATCATATTGTCAAAGAAATAAACATGGGTTATGAAAGCATTGGGTGTGGAAACACAGGCAGTCAATGGTGTACAGCAGGAGCAGATGATACTGTTACTAGCACTATTACTTTATCATCAACAGATACTATAGAATCAATTAGTAATATTTCGGCTATACCATATGAAGATGGTTGGAGTAGTTATTCTTTTACAGAAGAAGTTGCAGGTACTTTTAACACTAATGACTTAGATGTAAATCTAAATATATCAGGTAGTGATACAGGTAATAGTAGTAATTGGTATGGCCCTATTATAGACAATGTTAGTCTTACTTTTACTATTGAAGAATACGTAGCACCAGTAGTTGAACCTATAGTTATCGAACCAGTTATAGAACCACTGGTTGTAATAGAACCTATTATAGAACCTGTAGTAATCATAGAACCAATAGTAGAACCAGTTGTAGTTATCGAGCCAATCATTGAGGAGATAGTTGTTATTGAAGAAATAATAGTAGAAGAACCTATAATTGGTGGCCTTGATTTATCAACAGAAATAACTTTAGACCTTATTCAAGATGTGCCTACTCTACCTAGTATTGATGGCACAATGGTAGAAATACCTGCTGTACCAGAGATACAACCTGTAGCTGTTATTGATATTAGTATGCCTGAGATTAGCATTGATATGCCAACACCAACAGAGATCCCTGTTGACATAAGCAGTACGATTGAGGTAGAACCTATACAAGAGATTCAAGAAATAGTAGTCGAAGAACCACAACAACAACCAGAGATGGTGGAGAGTACAAATGAAGGACGGGAAATTGAGCAAGAAACAGAAGGCCAAATTGAAATTGCTGAGACAGGAACAGCAGATGAAGGAAGCAACATACGAGAGCCAGAACCAGAAGAAGGGGAAAGGGAGACCAAAGAAAGTGCAAGCAATTCCAACAAAGGAGATGAGCCAAAAGAAACAACAACAGTTGCAACAACCAAAACCAAAGAAAGTGGAAATACCAAAACAAGTAACACAAAATCTAAGCCCAAAGCAAAAGATAATGTTCAAGCTAATAGACCTACAAACACAGTTAAGAAAAATACTAGCAGGCCTAAAGCTACGCTTGAAGTCAATACTGCAAAGCCTAAAGTTATAGAGCAACCACCATTGCCTATAGCTTATTTGCAAATATTGCAGGATAGTATTAGTATCGTAGAAACAATTAGTTTAGAACAGGAGCAGATATATGGAGGGGAGCAAGAGTATAACCTTAACACCAGCAGTATTACTATCGCTGGTCTTGACAATAATTCCAGCCGCAGGTGGTATAATCTACAAAATGAGCGCAAACGATTCAAAGCTCCAAAATACAGTAGACGAAGTAAAAAAGATTAACACCAGGCTAGGCAAGATTAAGAAGGCTGATACCTCTGTACTGTTAGATAGGATTGCAAAGCTAGAAGGGATTGTAGAAACTCAGTCAACTCAGCTTACAGAAATGAAAGATGAAATCTCAGAAATCTATGATGAGATATCAGAAGTCGAGGAGAGTATGACCTCATGGAGTGAGAAGGAATTTGAAAAACTATACAATGTTTTGAATGACAATCCACTAGGGAGATAACATGGGTATACCAATGGAACTACTATCAATGGGTGCATCAACTGTACTTGGTGGCATCTTAGGTATCATGGCTCAAGCAAGTAAAGATAAAGCTGAACAACAAAAGATGTTAATGCAAAGAGCTGACTTCCAATCTAAACAGTTTGATAAAGCTAGAAATGTAACTGATCAATTTACAAAGAACACCAGACGATACATTGCATTGATGTGTGTGATGGCAATCATAGTCTTACCCAAACTTGCACCATTCATAGATCCAAACATGGATATCTTTGTTGGCTATACCGAATCAGTAAGCAAAGGATTCTGGATATTTAGTAGCAGTACTGACATGACATTGTGGAAACCATTAGGTGGCCTAGTAATTACACCATTAGATACTCATGTAGTATCTAGTATTATAGGATTATATTTTGGTGGCTCATTAGTGAGACGATAGATGAAAGATTTTTTAATAGTGTTAGCTTTATTTCTTGGAATCATTTTAATTGGTAAAGGAATAAATAATATTCCAGGCTGTCCAACTCCAGGTGATACCATAACTGACCAGCAAATAGAAGAATGGATGCCATTTGCTCAGAATTAGAACAAACCATGTAATTTAGAGGCTCTTATTCGCCTATATACAGCCGTTAACATATAGCCTAACCCAATCGTATACCAAATATATCAATCTTTCTGTATGTCTATGTTAGATATCTTCTCGTAGATTTAGCAAAAAAAACCCCCAGCAAGTGGGGGAAATCTAGGAAACCGTTAAGGAATGAAAAAAATAAAGAACCCTAACGTAGTAAACTCGAGGTGTTTACATCATTATCCTATATCTTTTTTTGGTTAGCTTCAACTGTCTGTTCAAATTAGTATCTTTAGTTTTTTCTAAGTACCCTTCATCAATCAAATGACTAACTAAACCATATGCATGACTTTTACTTTTGATTCTACAGCCAGCACATATTTCTTTATAAGTAGGTGATGCTTTATAAGCTGCAATAAAGTGCTTGATAAAATAATACACATCCCTTTGTCTTGCTTTTACTTTCATCTTATCTCCTAGAATGGTATGTCATCATCAAACTCATTCTTTACATTACCACTAGCTTTTGGTGCTGCTTTCTCCATTATCTTGCAAACAGAACCAAATCTATCCATGACTACTTGACCAGCAGTAATTTCTTGGCCATCTTTATTGGTGTAAGTATTGTAAGTTTGCTTACCCTCTATGTAAAGTAAAGTACCAGCTTTACCTTTATCATCAAGTTGTTTGCCTACAAAATCATTAAAGCATGTGATGTTATGCCATGTTGTTTCTTCTTCACCTTTGTTTGAGATCCATTCGTTAGTAGCAATACTAAACTTCCAGTACTTGTTACCTGCTTTTGATTCCATAGCTTCGACATCTCTACCTAGTCTACCTATTAAAGTTATTTTGTTATACATTATATACTCCTTGTGTAATTTGATTTGATTAATTCATACTTGGTTTTAGCTTCTTGATACAGTTCTGGATTTTCTTTTTTGGCTATAATCATAGCGCCTGCATACTTTTTAACTATACTGTTAAACTCAGTATATGATTGTGTATGATTCATCTCAGTTATAAACATTTGTATAGTAGGTTCAGCAGAAATTATTTTTTTCTCTGCTGTTTTAGGTTTGTTTGATGGTGCTTTGTCATCTATCTCATTCTCTGAGTAGACAAAGCCATGTAAGTTAGCAAGTTTTAAAATACATCTATCTACTGCTCGTTTCTCTGCCATAGCATATGGATAGGCGTTCTTATTATTCTTAGGACTACACTCGCCATAGGATATAACTTGTCTATCTTTGATAGAGGCTACACATTTCATGCTGACTATCCCATCTTTTGCATTAGCTTCTATAACATCTAGACTATCTATACTAACATTTAACTTAGCTCCAATAATCTCTATGTACTTATGTAATACAACAGGTGTGCCATGACAATCCCATGTGGCTTCACTACTATTAATTTTTAAATCTTTAAATATTTTGGCAGCTTCGTCAGGTATATTCATCTTACTCATATAATCTCCATGCAGTATTATCTGCGGTTGGCTCTTTATCATTTACCACCATATCCCAAAATCTTTCTTGTTTAAAACTTAGGATAGCTTGGTACTCTTGGTGTGATGGGATAGCACAGTACTCCCATCGTGCATTACCAAACAAGACTGATAGATAACAGACATCAAGTTTTGCCATCATCAAGTAGTGTTGGATCTGTGCATAGTATCTAACCTTTACATGCTCTAACTTATTGTAATGGTTAGTGTGCTTACACTCTATGATAGCTTGTTCTTCTGGACACCAGCCATCAAAGTGTGCCATTCTAAAATCTTCTTTGATATATTCTTTTGGGTAAGGCTCAGTATGTATACCAGTCTGTTTGCTAAACCATTGTAGATTAAAGTCCTCTGTCAATGTGCCTATTTGTACTGGCAACACATCTGATAAATCAACTCCAGGTTTGCGTAAAGTTTTTAACTCCCATAACTCATGTATTGGTGCAACATTTGTTTGCATTAATACATGTGAATCAGATCCACCTAGACCTTTATGTCTATCAATATCTATATATTTGACTACACTCATGTTCTATATTTTACCTTGTGTTTGTTCTAATTGTAAAGCCCAAGATCCAGCATTTTTAAGGTTTTCTAAAAAGTTAAATGCTTTCATATATTCATCATCAAGATATGATACAAAGTCTACTGGCATAGGTAGTCTAGGGTATTTGTAAGTAGCACATATATGTAATGTTACATAAGGAAATAATCCAGCAGGATATTTTTTAAGCAACTCCCAATATGTTTTGAGGCCTAGCTCATTGGGTGCTGAACAACTAAAGGTTGAGCAGATAGTCTCTAACATTATCTGAACATCTTCTATTCTACATGGCTCAAGTTTATCTTCACATGCTGCAACAGCCACAGTAAAATCACTCGTCTTTACTCTTTCTTTCAAGAAACTTACTCGATACATTTGACATATCAAGGATTCGTTCACGTCGTTCTCGAACAAAGGTGGGCGAAGTCTTATCATATGTTGCACGTGTTCTATCTGACTCTGATCTAAACTCGACTGACCTTCGTACCCAAAGTTTAAACATGCTTTGCCAGCATTTTGCTGTCCTTCCTTTTGCGGTGTAATAATCGATGAACTTTTCTTTTTCTCTGTCATAATTTATATCCTGTTGTTGAGTCCAGGCTATCACATCTTCTGATGCTTCAAAGTCTATTGGACATTGTGATTCTAATTGTTGTAAACCAAGCTCTAATTCTAGTGCATTGCACCATGCCAATAAGTTCATAGCATTTGGACATTTTTGCATGCGTTCCCAGCTACCTACTGAACTATCAGCTACACCAATCATTTGTGATACTGTCATTGTATCTACTTTGTATTTTTTTCTTTTGGCTATCAAAGCAAAAACCAATTCCTTGTATGTCATTGTACTATCACCACATACCAAGCAATGCCTAATAATATAAATGTTATATACCAACCAATATTTTCTTTCATTTTTGTCCACTCCAATGATATACAGTAAATCTAGTACCATCTTTATTTGTTTTCCATACGCTAGTAATATCCCAACCAGCATTTCTTAACTTCCAAATAATATCCGATAATCTTGTTGCTCTATATTTTTCTATTGCTTCCCAGCTTGTTATCTTTCCTTTTTTAATCAAATGTTTTTGTACTAAGCTATACTTGTTTACCTTGCGTATTTTTCCTGTACCTTTCATAGTTTTGCCCTCGATAGTTTGTTATTCATAGCCCTGCCAAAATAAAAAGTCTATAATAATTTCTATAAATCCTAGTATTATCAATGCAATTAGTATTGGCAAGAGAATCCACATAAGAAATAATTTTATAGAATTACAAAAATTATTTAGCATATTGTTCTAACTCATGTTCAATAATTTTTAGTGCGACTGCATCAAGATGCACATCTTTTTCTACATCATTCATATCATCAAGCATATCTTTATTAAATGTTATACCAATAGTTGACATGCTTTCTAGTGTAGTAATGATTTCTTTATATCTATCCATCCATTTATCTTCGTTATATTCAAATGCTTTACCTATTATTTCAGACATTGCGTTCTCCTGTGCGTAAAGAAGTCATATACCTTTCAGCCAAAAGCATAGCTGTTCGATGTATAACTTCCATGAATGTTGATGTTCTTACAAAATCTGGCTGCTTAGTTTTCATTAGCCGATTATAATATTTCATATAAGCGTTATGTTTTCGTTCTTTATATCTGCGTTGCCATGCTTCCATTAGTCCTCCTCGATTGTTTTTTCAACTACAAATTTACTACCATGATTATTTATATATTCTTTTAATACTTCTGATTCTACCTCTGACATATTAATATCAATTCGCAACACATGATCTGACAATATATGCGTTACTTCCATATCGTCTGCACAATTAGCAGATAATAGTTTGGGCGCTGAATCTACAAACTCATGTATACCCCATGCTGTATCTTCTGCTTCTCTTTTTTCTTGATTAAGTTCTGCTTCCTGCTGGTCTTGCCTGTCCATGTATCTATCTAGGTCTTGTGTTACTGAATCATTCATGACTACACCTCTCTGTTTATGATTTAACTGCGACAGCAAATAAAAATATCAATGCTATCAATAATAATATTTGTTCCATACCACCCATGTTAGTGTATAGCCTGCACGATAGCTGGAACTAATACAAAATAATGTGCGGCTAACAATACTCCTAATACCATAATGTTTCTCCAAGTTGTGATTAATAAAAAATGTAGGGTACAATCTGGTGGACTCCAGTAGTTTAAAGAAATGTCTGCATGATGTGTACGAATAGATAATTTTCTTATCTCAATGCTGTTCTCCCTACACCTATACCTAGTAGGATTCAAACCTACGCTCAGTAATTCTTGCTTTTTGTTTGTAGTCCAGACTCAATAGAGCTGTTTTAACTTTACATCAATAATGGTGTAGTGTTTGACTACTAGGAGAAAGCTAACTCCTACCTAATGAAAACCTTGTCTTGCAATGATGTAACTGTTCTATTTAATTTATATTATCTGTTCTACTTTGTCAATAATTATTTGTGCCTTTTTCATCAGGAAGGCTAACCTGTAGAGGAATTTATCCTTTAATACATGAATCCATATTTAAGCTATCCATAATTAGATTAAATAATTTTGGCTCGTCTTTGCATCTTGCCTTTAATTCTGCTTGAAATGCTTCAGAAACGGACAGTAGATGCTCTCTTGGTATGCTTTCAACAGCAACATTAAGACAATGCTTGTGGTTATGTATATGCAACTTCTTTTGCTGTACTGCATAATCAATTAATAAATCAATCAATAATTCATTTTGTTTTTGTTTATTCATTGCTTTATCCTCGCTATGCGTTTAAATATTTCTTCTTCATCATTTTTAGAAATATATTCCCATAATATTTCTT